AGATATTTTATGCAACGAATAAATGATGTTAAAATTTTAGAAGTAAATCAAACAACGTATCAAAAATGGTTTTCTAATACAATTGATAAAAAAATGTATCGAGCAGTATCCATTCAATGGACTATAACAGGTAATTTAGATGATACTACATATCGAGGTGCATTTCAGCCTGGTGTCATGACAAAAAATAAACTTGCAATTGCAGATGCGAGCACTACGATTCCGGATATTGCAAACATATTAACAAATCTAACACAATTCTATACCGATACTGATTATATTGCCCCAATTGACATAAACGGTTTGAATTCTTAAATTTTTTTCTTATTATTCATATATGATTGTGGATAATGAAGAAGATGTACTAAGCACATTGCGTTACATACAAGGACGCAAAACGTTATTAGTGCCAATATTCTGTAGTCCTACAATTCACGTAGCAGCAAACACATTATGTGCCGTATACATTTATACAGAAGACGATCTAGAAAGAATAATTCCTTTTCGCCATTCTGAACAACTAAGGGGCTTTACCGAACATGTCCCGAAGTTTTTGGCATTAGAGAATATCTTTGTTCATGACAAGAAGCAGTGGCTACAAACGGGAGGAAATGCTGCCGTATGGGATGTTAAGACATTGTGGTGGTATACTTATTCAGAAGCATATGATGAATCGCATTATCCAACCACTGCACATCAATTTTATTGGCGTCGACATAAATCATTGCCGGCAGTAAATAGCATCGTTCCGTTACAGCAACATTTAGCAATGTGTCAAAAGATTCGTCACTATGCTTGGCCAATGTGCGTAAATGCAGAATTAACAGAATCGTATTTACAATTCAATGCAACATATCCGGAGGTATTCGCTCAAATAGAATCCGTTGGGTTGGCAGTTACTGAAGAGTTTCGTATGCCAGAATTGATTCATGCAGGTCGCGTATATTCACAATACAATTATCATACAACGACAGGCAGACCTAGTAATGCATTTGGCGGATTCAATTTTGCGGCAATGAATAAAGAAGATGGTACCAGAACTGCATTTTGTAGTCGTTTCGAACGAGGTGCATTAGTTGAAATGGACTTTGATTCATATCACGTTAGATTGATTGCTACGGCTATTGAATATGAATTACCAGAATCTTCTATACATGATTATTTGGGACGCTTTTATTTTGATACCGCAGAATTAACTGAAGAACAACGTGCAGAAAGCAAAGCCATAACATTTCGATTGTTATATGGTGGTATTGATGCCGAATTTTTGACAATTCCATTTTTTAAACGAGTCAATGATTTTGTATATACGTTATGGGATAAATGGAAACGGAATGGATGCATACAAACTCCAATAACAAAACGAAGTATATGCAAAGATGCGGTGCAAAACATGACCGCATTCAAATTGTTTAATTATTATTTGCAGGCCATTGAAACCGAAGTATCCGTAAGAAAATTGCAACAAGTACAAACGTTATTACAAAATTATAATAGTTGTATAATTCTATATACATATGACTCAATTTTATTTGATGTAGATTATACAGAAGCTAAGGATCTTTTGCCTCAGCTTAAAAACATGTTAGAACAAGGAAATTTGCCAGTAAAATGTAAAGTTGGCGATATTTATGATAAAATGAAAACTATCTCGTTATGAACATTGATTTAATTTTAACAGAATGGTGTTTTAGATTGCCTAAAGGGTATCCTACCCAATCTAAAGATTATGAAGTACTTTATAAAGTGCTTCTAGAAATAGCAAAACTATCGCCGGCGGATGCACAACGCATTGTAGAACGAGCTCAAGGATTGCGAAAACAAATTGTTACGGAATCAATTGAGTTGAATTCTATACAAAATCAAATTTTAAAAGATGTTATAGCAGACGCAGGTAAAATGCAACAATTTCAAGAATTTTTACAATTATTACCAACCGAAGCTGATCCATTAACATTGAAATATTTAAATAAACTTTCTTATGATCAATGTGTAGAATTTGCCAATATATTGTATTCGCAAACGGATATCAATGAACAAACAATGAACGCCGTAAATTATAAAACAGGTGTCGGCGCTGAATTATTTAATTTAGAACCTAAAGGTATGGGTAAAGGTGAAATATTTTTAGCAGCAACATTTGCAAATGCACAAGCGCAAGGCGGCGGACAATCATTTGATATATTATATAACAATCAAAAATATGAAATTAAAGATTATCGCGTAGGCAAATCTAAATCAATACGTTTAGGAACAAAAGGTAGTGTTACGCGATTTAAATTTTGGGATGAAATTGTAACCACATTGAAACGAATTGATCAATTACGTGGAACGATGGAAAATCAAAAATTTGATTTCCATAAATATTTTCATCAAGAACTATTAGATGCCATTGCATATTTAGACACCCGCCGAGAATTTATTTTGGCAGGAAATTTAAATATGAAAGATAAATCATATTTAGACAAATTTTATCGTGAGGCAAATTCATTGAATTCTGAAATAGAAGGGTACACTAATGTGATATTGCGGGGTCCGAATGCTATACCAATTGAGCTTTCAATTGAACCAATTCAACGAACCGGAGATAAAATTATTTTAACGCCAATTCAAGATGGTAGCCAAGATGTAACATATATCAATGCAGAATTGCGACGTTTAGAATATGTACGTAATCCATCTAAATTAGATGTAGATTTGCAAACGGCTGTTGATCAGATTGTTGGTGAAGACTTAATATTTATCGTATTCCGAAAAGATCGAGTAAATGTTACTAAAGATTTTCGTTATGTAGTAATTGATGCTGGCAGAATACGAATTATTGAAAAAGACGTTATATCAGAATACACAGAAACCGATGATGATTTAGAATTATACGAGGATTAAATTGAAAACACAATTACTTTGCACATTTGCACATAAATCAGACTTAAACATAGTAACCGAATACATACAACAAAGTTACACAATACCAGAACGCAGAATATTCGTATTTTCCAATGCCGAAGCAACGGATAATTTATATTGTACATACAATGCAGACGCCGGTACACAGCGCGGACAGAACACGATAAGCATTCATCGCAAAAAAGAAACCAATACCTTATATACAGTTAACGCACTTAATGAAGTTATCAAAGCAGTGAATAACGGCGTTTTAGATAAAACATATCGATTAGATTGGAGCAAATATCAAAACGCATTCATACTTACAGATGATGCCGGATATCGTGTTATTGATTTGATCTTCTACAAGAAATTTTCTTGGAACTGATATTTATTTATAATAGGATATACGTATGATACGATTGAAAAGCTTACTAAAAGAAACTAGTTTAAATGAACAATCACCAAAAGAAGGTGATACAGTTACTGTAGATTCTCCTAGCAATGGATATGGGCCCGCACCGGTACCAACTGATTCGAAAACTTTAGGAGAGGCATCTAGAATTATAGGTGTGTTATTAAAAGCATTTCAAGGTCGAGGTACAGATGATACTGCAGCTCGAGAGGCAATCTATTCAATCGATAGCAAAGAACTTTATTATGCTGTTCTTTGGAAATTACAACATTCTACAACTGTAAAATCTATAATGGGTTACAATTATAATTCAGTTGGTGATTTTTTAAGCACAGATATGACATATACACAACATGGTATGCCACTTCAAACGGTATTTGGACTGTCGAATAAACAATATGTGGATTATGAGCGTCATTTGAAACAATTTAATAAAGACGAAGAAATTAAAAGAGATAAAAGGTTCATAGGTTGGAAATAATTATAAAAGATTATGAACTTAAGCTAAATAGTATTTAAAAAACTTAACAATTTACTTTGAATTAACACATTAATTAATTATAATTTAATTAATATTTTTATTTATTAACCACTTAAAGAAAAGGAATTAAACAATGGCCTTGAATTTAGACGCTATCAAAGCGAAACTTAATCAGTTAAACAAATCTGATGACAAAAAACAAAATTTATGGAAACCTGAAGCAGGTAAAACGCGAGTAAGAATTGTACCTTACGTTCATCGCAAAGAGAATCCGTTCCTAGAATTGTATTTTCATTATGACATCGGAAAGAAATCCATGTTATCTCCAATTACATTCGGTAATGAAGATCCAATCGTTGAATTTGCTGAAAAGCTAAAGAAAACAGGAGATAAAGAAGATTGGCTAATGGGTCGTAAAATTGAACCTAAAATGCGTACTTATGTTCCCGTTATTATTCGCGGCAAAGAATCAGAAGGAGTTAAATTTTGGGGCTTTGGTAAAACAATTTATACGGAATTGCTTTCAATCATTTCAGATGCTGATTATGGAGACATTACAGATCTAATGAATGGACGTGATATTGACGTAGAATTTACACCAGCAGAAGGCGGAGCATTTCCTAAAACAGCTATTCGAGTTAAACCGAATACGCAACCAGCAACAGAAGACAAAGAAATAGCACAAAAAATCATGAATCAACCTGAGATTACTGATTTATTTCCAGAGCCATCTTATCAAGAACTTGAAAAGGCATTGGCAGAGTGGATGAATCCAGAAAATGCAGATTCAGATGTTGATTCAGATGAAGAAGAAGAAGCACCAGCAAAAGCTTCTAAACCGGCTGCTACTAAAAAAGTTGATAATGTTGCATCTGCATTTGATGACTTATTCAACAATTAATTAAGGAGTTTTAATGGCAAAGAGTAAAAGTAAACTGGAAATAGAAGATGCTCTAGCATCTACATTGGCAGACAGTATCAACAAGCAATTCAAAGGACAAAATCTTAAAACTGCGTTCTTTTTGGATGGCGATGATGATTCTCCAAGCAATGTATCAGAGTGGGTATCATCTGGTTGCTCGATGCTCGATTTAGCAATTTCAAATCGTGCCCATGGAGGATTTCCCGTTGGGCGAATCACTGAAATTACTGGATTAGAAGCCTCCGGTAAATCATTGTTAGCTGCACACACATTAGCAGAAACACAAAAGAAAGGTGGATTGGCTGTTTATATTGATACGGAATCTGCTACAAGTTCTGAATTTTTGACGGCTATTGGTGTTGATTTAAAAACAATGCTATATGTTCCATTAGAAACAATTGAAGAAATATTTGAAACTATTGAAACAATTGTAGAAGGAGTTCGCAAATCAGATAAAGATCGTTTAGTTACGATCGTAGTGGATTCAATCATGGGTGCATCTACGAAAATTGAAATGTCAGCTGAATATGATAAGGATGGTTATGCAACAAGCAAATCAATCATTTTATCAAAGGCAATGCGAAAAGTTACCAATTGGATTGCAAGAGAGCGTATTTGTCTCATATTTACCAATCAACTTCGTACCAAAATGGGCGTGTCTTTTGGTGACCAATGGACAACTGCAGGCGGTAAGGCAATTCCATTTCATGCTTCGGTTAGATTGCGTTTAAAGAACACAGGAATGATTAAAGCCAAAGTAAATGGCGTTGAACAAGTTGTGGGTAGCAAAACAGAAGTACAAGTGGTAAAGAATCGTATGGGTCCGCCACATCGAAAAGTCAATTATGAAATCTATTATGATTCTGGAATTGACAATTTTGGTGGTTGGTTAAACATCATGAAGAATTTTGATATCGTTAAACAATCAGGTGCATGGTATACTATGGAAGACGTAGATATAGAAACTGGTGAAGCACATGGCGAAATTAAATTTCAAAGCAAAGACTTTGTGGAAAAGGTTATTTCAAACCCAGAAGCAAAGGAAAGGTTATATCAAAGAATATGTGATGCTTATATTTTCAAATATCAGGCCGGTATTGACGGTGGGATTGATGACGTAATCATTACTGATGAAACGTATGATGAAGAATAAGTATCAACAATTATTCAAAGAGTTACAACAAGAAAGGAGTTCTAGTCCGTCGAGTGTCAATGATCATCTCATGGT